TTAGGTTGGTTAGTAGCTGTACTTATTCCTGTACCCGTAACAACTCCACTAGAGAATGTATAAGTATTGCCAGAAGGTGCCGAAGGAGCTCCTGAACTTGTTTTTTCTTGGTATAGGTATCCTTGTATCGTTCTTAATCCATCATCTCCGTCTTCCGCAAATATAGTAGCTGTTGCCCAATCCCCAGTAACTAAAGTATCTGTATTAGTAATAGAAGAAGCTGTGGCTGTAGTAACCCATACATATTTTCCGCTACCCCCAGGTATAGTCAATGACCAACCGTCAGTTATAGCTTGTCCTGTTAGAGTCCTAGCATCAAATGTATATACTGAATTTCCTGTTCCAGGTTTTGTTATTCCAGAACCACTTGCACTTCTTTTATAAATAAATACTACTGCTTGATTTAAGCCGTCGTCTCCATCAGTTCCTGCTTTTGATTTAGATATAGTATAATCTAAATTTGTAATAGTACCATTATTTGCTATACCTGTTAAAGAATTAGTATATGCACAATTTAATTGAAAAGAAGTTGTATCTACATTCCAAGAGTTACTACTTGTTTGCTCTAGTGTGTATACTCCAGTAGTCTTGTTGATTTTCATCTTAAGATTACTTATAGTTCTTGTGTGGAAGTTACCATCATTGGCACCACCTGTTACTGTATAAGTCGTAGCTGAATTAGTTGTTACATCAGTAGAACCGTTATATACTTTAAAAGTACCTCCAGCACTTGTTAAAACATTACCACTTACAGCATATCCTGTGCCTGTAGAAGTAGTAGGAGTAGTATGAGCTGAGTTAGTTAAGAAACCTACTATTGCATTGTCTCCTGCAGAAGCTGATGCACCATCTTGTATTGCATAAACTGAAATACTATCAGTAGCTTTTACAACTCCATCTTCCAACATTTCTACTCTTACTAATGTTTGTTCGCCTATTGCTGGTTCTTGGTTATCTGGTAGCTCTTTTGTCGCTCCGCTTTGTACTCCAGTTGTTGTTTCACTTGCAGCACCTTTCTTATAATAAAATTTATAAGTAACTGTTCCTGCAGTTCCTTGTGCTGTTGCTGTAAGATTTACTGTGTCACTCTCGTTACCACTAGTATCATATCTTACCACATAAGTATCTGCTGTTAATCTTACTGCTCGTGCTGCTGTTCCATCTGACCCTGCTACTCCTGCTGTTACTGCATAAGTAGTATTAAGACTATATGTAGTGCTATTTGTTCTTAGAATTTTAGCGAGTACTGTGTCTTTAGAAAAGTCTGGTATCCAAGCTTGTTTCTTAATTGCTGCACCAGAGATGGTAGAAGAAGTAACATTATCAATTAGCATTTTTGTTGTGCTAACTATTTGTTGTACATTTGCAAAAACACTCTTAGGTGTAAAAGTTAAAGTAACTCCATTACCTATAGTTTGATTGCTTGATAGTACTAATAAGTTTCCTCTCACTGAACTTACTGTTACTGTACCACTTATTCCTGTTCCTGTTACTATTTGACCAGCTTCTATAGCTGCATCTGTTCCTGCTAGAGTAATTGCTGTTGTGTTGTTTGCTGCTGAACCTGTGTTTTCTGTTGTTGCTGCGGCAGGTACTACTTTTACTAAGTCTCCTACATTATAGTCCGAGGAAAAATTAGTTCCACTACCTGTTAAAATATTACTAAATTTAGACACGCTGACTGTACCAGTAGCGCTTGATAGACCTGTACTATTTGAAGTCTCTTTCCAATAAGTTTTTGTTCCTTCAGTGTATGGTTCTACTGCAACTAGTCTTTCTCCAGTTAGGGTTGCTGAAGCATCGAATACTAAATATCCATACTCCCCATCTGCTAAAGTTGAAAACGCTTGTTGATAAGTGCTAGTGTTTGTTGATGAGTTATTATATATTTCTTGATTTGCTGAAATAAACTGATAAGTAGAGCTTCCGAAAGCTACTAATCCAGTACTAGTGTTGATTGATATGTCTCTATTAATCTGTCCGCCAGTAGGTATTCTATCGACGTCATTAACTCCAGGAGGAGATAAGTCTTTACCTGATACTGTTACTTCTGTTTCTATAAATTGTGAGAAAGTATTAATAACTGTAAAAGCTCTTACCTTAACTCTATATGTGTTTGTCTGAACATTATTAAATGTCATTGATTGTTGACTTGAGTTTACTCTTACTTTTTGTAACTTACCTTCAAATGTATGTTGAACTTCATAACCCGAAACATATTTATATCTAGTACCGTTTGAATTTAGAGGAGGGTTCCAAGCTATTGTTACAGAATTTCCACCCGAGTAGCCCGTGTTCCCGGCTCCAGTAGTGTCTGTGTCGAATGTTCCCACTTTACCTGTAAGTGCTGTAGGAGTAGGTACTAAGTCATTTGCAGTAGGTAAAGCTTCTTCAGGTTTTTTGTATAATGAACCACCTTTTTCTATTTGTGCAAACTTATCTCTTGCAAATTCTGCTGTTACTATTTCGTACTCTTGGTCAACAGTTTCTTTTACAGATATTATTTTATATTCTTTTGCACTGCCTACTATTTCTGTGCCATCAGTATTAAAAATCTTTAATGCCCACATTACTTCAGAATCTGGAACAGATGAGAATGCACTAGAAACTGTTAGACTTGAAACATTTCCAGCAGAAGTAGATATTGCTTTTTTCTCTATTCTTACATCTTCTGACCAATATAACTCTACTTGTGCTCCACTATCATCTCTACAGTTTGCAGCTTTTGGATTAGTATCTATCGCGTCTCCATCCTCGTCCTCTAGTACTAAGTCTCCTCTATAGTAGACTACGCTATTTATAGTTGCTTGTTCTTGTAGTAAGTAAGCTCCGCCTTCTGGATATATTATAAATAGTTGAGGTGGATAATCTGAAGAATATGAAGGTAATGCTATAGTTCTATCTAAAGGTATTACAGTAGTACTTTTTGTACCTGTGTTTGATATACGTCCAGAAAAGGATAATCCATCTCTATCGGCATCTTGAACTGCTACAATATCTCCTGGTCTTAACGCTGCTGCGTTTAATCCAGTTTTAAAACTACAGGTTTCTTTTTCTAATTGAGCACTTAGTAGTTTCCATTTACCATGTCTATTTGCTTGTGCTCTTGAAGTACAACCAAAAGCAATACTAGCTTCACGTACTATTCTATTTGTTTTAGCTATACTTTGTACATCTTCTACATACTCTACTGCTTGTCTATAGTTATCAGCAGGGTCATTCCATGTTACCTTTATTTGATTTGTTCTTACTCTATCTCCTGTGCCTTCGTAAGTAAAAGCACCATCAATAACATTAGCTTTAGAAAATGCGTATACAGGTTCTTTAGGTCTATCAGCTACAGATACCACTTCTCCATCTAGCCATATAACCATTCCTCTAAAAATACTCGCCATGTCTTTTAATACTTTAGTAGCTTCGGTAGCTTTTGTTAAGTACAGATTTGCTGTAAATCTAGGTTCTAATCCACCCTCTCCATCAGATACGAGTTCATCGCAATATCTTGCTATTTGATATAATTTGTATTTATCTATTAAATCTCTATCTACAAATTGTCCTAATCCATATCTATTATTTTGTAGTATGTCATAAAATACCCACGCTGGGTTATTACTATACACTAAGTCTACATGAGGGCTAGCAGCTGATAAAGAGCTATCTCCCCTAAAGTTTCCGTCCCAGTTTTGATATGTGCTAGTCACAGCTCCTGAACTTATATTTCTATTATACGAAGCTACTCCGCTTACTGCTTCATCTCTTGTAATATAGTTAGTAGGAACTTGAATTAATTTTCCTTTTAAGTGATAGGCTCTAGAAGGCACTCCGCCTGTGAAATCTTCTCCATTTACTACATGACCTGCGTAGGCACTGTAAGGATAAGCTAACTTGTCCATAGTAATATTTTCTATTGTTTTTAGGAAACATGCGTTTTCATGTTGGAAACTGCCATCTTGAAATGCATCATCTGTTAGTCTTCTAACACGAATTCTATAGTTACTGAAAGGCTTGAACTGTTCTACTTTCATTACAAATTCTTCCATATAGTCAGAATACTGTGCTTCACTAGGAGCTACATATCCATTGTTAGGAATAGTTCCACGCTGTCCAAAAGTAACTTTATTACCCCAAGCAGGAGTTCTATTTAGAACTTCTTGATTACTTGGTCCAAATGCTAGGGCTCTTATATAGTTGCTTCCATCTACTGTGAATTCAAAGAACATTTGCAGTTCTACGAATGAAGGTCCTTTTGCTCCGCTTGATTTAAAAGCATGCATCTGAGGAAAATTAAACGTTAAATGTACTTCATCTATTTCAGAGGGATTAGATACTCCCATAACTGCTGCTGTTATTAAAGTATCTGAAGCACTACCTTGATTTACATTACCAGGTTCATCTATTCCTGTTGCATTATAACTTGTACCTAAAGAGTTGCTAAGTGTGTTATATAAGTCTCCTTGTTTCATTTCTATATTAGCGTCATGAACAGTACTTGAACTACCTACATTTCCTGTTAGTTCTAAAGGTGCTTGAAGTCTTTGTCCATTTCTAAATGCAAACTGTACGTTTTGGAAATTTTTAGGTTCATTGGTGTAGTTATTAATTGAAGGGCCAGAAACAAATATAGTTGTATTTGATGCTGTAGTTACTGGAGCGGCTGCTAAAGTAGCATTGTTGCCACTAATAGAAGATATACTAGTAAAGTGGTCAGAGGTAAAATTTGCGGAAGATACTGTGGTATGCGCAGCTGCTGCTAACTCTACGACAGTTGTACTAGTTTTAGAAACTATTTGAGTTATAAGAGTTGTACCGTTAGGTCCTGCTCCTGCTATTCGTACATATGTAGGAAGATTATTTTTTGCTCCTATAAGCATAGCATCTGTAAAGAATGCTGTAGAACAAGTAAGAGTTTTTACTCCAGCAGTCATGCTCATTGTACCTGTAGAAGAAGGTCCTGCTCCTGCTATAGATATAGTTCGGGCTCCTACTGCTATTCCTGTTAAGTTTCCTAGTTCTAATGCTCCTATAGTTCCTATTGCATTATTGGTTATAGTCGTATTATTAGCTGTTGCTGTTGCAGTAAACTCTCTACCTTTAATTATCTCATGTCCTGTTGTGTCTACTAAAGGTACGTCGTTATAATAGATTGAAGCTAATCCATTAGCTAAGCCTTCAATTGGGCCCTCTGCTAATAAATCGTAGACGACAGCCGTCTGGTCTTTATCTGCGCCTTTTAAGTCTGAACTGGTTTTTCGACCAAAAGGGCTACTTAAATATTTACTTGAATTATCTGCCATTTTATATTCCTGTTACTATGCCTTTAAAATCTGCTATTGAATCATAATTACTAAAATCCATAAGCTCGTCTGGGACATGTACTTGTTGTTGAGTTCCGGTTGTACCGCTTAGTCCACGAGCTATTCGAGGCCCGCTTTTACTATTGCTTCTATTGGTTGTATTTCCGTTTCTGTTAATGCCCGGTGCGAATCCTTGATGAATTACTGAGCCACCTATAGTCATTTCTCCATATAATAAAGGCACTGGTTGTCCTTGTTCTATGTGATTTTCTGCTCCATTGAATAAGTATGAAGGGTCATTTGTAGTATCATCAGGGTCTGGTGCGCTCATTTGCATAAGACCTGCTAACGCTAAATTAGTACCTAACATAGCTACTGCCATTCCTCCCCAACTTAAAGTAGCCCCACTAGTAATAGCCGCCGCTACTGAAGTTCCAGTTATTGCACCTGGAGCTACTAATAGCCCTGTGGTTGCACTGATTCCCCCTGCCGTTGTTCCTGTAATAAATGCTCCAGTACCTGTTGCGGCACCTCCAGTTGTCATGGCTGCTCCAAGTCCAGGCATAAAAAATAACGCAGCTAATAGTAGTAATCCTGCAATTAATTTTCCTAATCCTTTTCCTGAACCTGCAGGTACTGGAGTTATAATTATTTCATCCGCATTAGTGTTTAAGTATAACTCTGGAAATTCTTCAATAAGGTCTTTCCCTTTTTGTATAGAAAACTGTATATTCTTTTGATGGCACTCAGCTAAAAAATCTGCTAAACCTTCTGTTTGACATTCTATAAGTTTTAAGATATCACGAATAGAGCTATCTGCTGAACTCCAGTTCTCTCCGAATTTTTGTCCCATCTCTCCCATTAGCTTAACTTGGGTCATAAATGTACTCTCCTCTTTCTGGTACTGATACTATTAAATA